AAAAAAAATCCCCATTCAAGTAAAAACCATCCTGGGGATCAGCAAACAAAAGGGAATCTTTATGCTATTCTGCTATTGATTTATAAGTACTGGCTACGTCATCATCCTGGTTAGGTATATGTAAATTAACCCTCACCTCTGCATCTTTGACGCTAAAAGTCATTGAATCTATGTAGGCGCTTACTGGCTCTTGCAAGGTGTCTACTCCATAGTCAATCCATATTTTATTATGTAAACCAAGATTTTTAGTATTTATATTCCTAAACGTACCCTCATATTTAGTCATATAATCCCTAGAGTCATTCATAATTTCCTGTGTAATAATAGCTTCTAATGTTTTATTAGAACTATCTCTAGGTCTTATATAATTGCCTTCTATTTGACCTACAAAATTATCATCTGATTTTAATTCATTTGACATTATGTTTTTAGTTTCATATTTACCAGTAAAACCGCCATCATAAGAAAATCTACTTCTAACATTTGTAACCTTGTTAAAGTTAAATTCTATTTTTTCTGCTATTGTGAAATTATCTATAAAAGTTATATCTGAAAGATCTAAATTACTAGGAAAGGATAATGATATTTCTATGTTTTTATCAGAATCATCTGAACTGTAAGAAAATGGCTGTAAAGTTTTATTAAAACCTACCCACTTGCCTGTAACATCATTTACAATACCAAAAACTTCTGGCGTACCTGTTAAAGATTGCCATTTATTTTCTAAAAAATTATATTCGTGATCTACAGATCCATTGCCAGAAGCGTCAATAGTTGCTGATAATAAATAATGATATTTGCCGCTTAAAGTGCCAAAGGGAGATACAGCGTTATCTTGTACGAAATAAGAAAATGCTATCTGTATATCTACGCCCTGTCTCACAGAATTTTCTGATAATTTTGTTTTTACCATTAAATCATTCGATCCAGTTCCTGCAGCTTTTAAATATTTGTTTCCAGATAAAGGTTTTACAGTGAAAGCATTTGCTTCTATTATTTCTGCAGCACCATGACCTAATCCAGCAGTTCCTAGAACCCAGCCATCTGTTCCATATAAAAATTGACTATTTTGATTTACATAATTTAACTCAGCTAGTTCAGTAATAAACTTAGTTTCTAGCATTGGTTTCTCATATAGCTTAGTAAGTGATTTATTTAATGGTACTAAATCCTCTGGGGAAGTAAATAAAATATTTTCGTCTATTGTTTCTACATAAGTGCCATCAGAATCAAAAACTTTATAATTAATTTTCTCCTCTCCTTTGTTTAAATAATCTAATTGATATGTTCTAATTTGTCCCATTATGCAGTTCCATCTTGTTGTACCGCAGCGGATAGTAATACTGAATTACTGCCACTGGGGAAAAAAATAATACTATTTGATCTGGTAGATGCTCGGTTATTAGCAGAGAATTTTACTCTTACAGTTTGAGTTCCTGGAACTCCAGTGCTAGGTGTAAATGATAACCAAGATCTATCTGGTTCTATTCTATAATTTCCATCAGCTGTAACTGAAACATCAAAATAACCAGAGTTCTGAGCTATCTCATATGTAGGAGCTGGATTTAAAGAAATAGAAGTAGCTGGAGATGCGCCTACTGGCTGTCCAGTAACTGTTATTGTAGCGCTCTTATCTGAAACTCCTATAGTTCCAGCTATAGTTACTCTTAAAACAGAATCTGAAACCTTTGAAACTGTTAAACTGTCGTAAATAACGCTATTAGAAATTACTGTAACATTACCAGCGCTTTGCCATTTGTATCCAGAGCTGGCTGTAATATCAAAAGTTTTAGTATATGTTTGCCCATCGCCTCCAGCAGCTGAAAAACTAGATGGAGATATGCTTGCATTTGTGGCGCTATCAGTAACGCTAAAGCTATGAGTAAATTGTTGAACATCTGCAGCTCCTGTTAAAACTAAAAGCTCTGTAGTAGATCCTATAGGTCTAGATCCAGTTACAGTCACTACTATTAAATCACCACTTAAAGCGTGAGATACACTAAATCCTCCTGTAACAGATACGCCTGTTAATTGACTAGCCGATGTAAACTCTCCGACATTAGAAAATACATTAAAAGTCATTGTAAAAGCGTCTCCTACTTCTCCAGCTCCATATGCTAAAGTACCATTAGCTGGTGAAACAAAAGCATTTGTGACGTTAAAGTTTGAATCTGCATTAATCCTTAAATCATAAGATACATCCTGCAAAACACTAGGAACATTTAAATTGCTTTCTCCAGTGTCAACTTCAGATGGAGGATCTGCGACAAAATTATAAGCGTCTACATTAAGTACAAAAGCATTAGATGTATCTGTTTGACCATTAGAATCTTCGCCTGTAACTGTATAGCTGTCTCCATCTTGACTTGAACTTACTAAACCGAGAGAATACTCGCCAAAAAATTGATTTGTAGGATCATTTTGAACTACAGTACCCCCACCAGGTAAATTCCAAGTCCATTTAATAACTTTAGTGCCGCCATTTTCTACAGCTAATAACCTATAGCTTGTACCTGTATTATGATACATTTGAGCAACTCCATCTATTGAGACATCTGGTGAGCCATATACAGGAGCAGCTACTGGAGCTGCTGGCTCATTAACTACATCGCCAGCACTAGGAGCTACAGTTCCCTGGACAATCCTATTATCTATTAAACTTGAGTTATTTACTACATACCATCTTGCAAAAGATTGAAATATCCTGCTATTTGTCATAATAAGTATATGCTTCAATGCTTGCTTTGCATCCATTAAAATTAAATTCTTATTTGAGAAAATATATCTATCTACTTCTATATCGTGAAATATAGTATCATTTGCAGTAGCTCCATTTTTTCTAATGTCATTAGCTATATAAATTTGAAATTCGTGACCTGTAAGTTTTAATATTTCTTTTAAATAAAAAAACATTTGCTCCTTTGCATTTACATTGTCACTAGGAAATGGAACATCAAAAGAGTCAAGAGTTCCCAGTCCATCGATAGCTTCAATTTGTATCTCATAAGGCGCAGATACTACTGCTTCTTTATAGCCATCATTGACTATAAAACCCTCCCAGATAGGATTATAGAACACCTCTGATCCGAGTTTACCTTCCCAATTTTGATCTATAACATTATAGTGTAATTTTTCATCCTCCCAATTACTACCAAAGCTAGTGTATTCTAATATTTTAACTTTATACTCACGCTCTCCAGATTTATAAAAATCATCATAAATAGTAGTATCTGTAACAAAAAAATTTAAAACACACCTAGAGCCAATTATAGGCGAATAAATATCACTATCCGCATCCCATTTTATTTCTACAGGGTTTCCAGTTGCTATTATTTGAGTTGGCTGAGTTCCAGCGCCAAAAGGATCTAAAATAAAATTTTTTTGATGTATCTCTATTTTAAATTTATTATTTTCTACATCAGTAAAAAATAGTTGATATTTTAATCCGTATGCCATTATAATAATCTACTACGATTTTTTTCAGCTCGCTGTAAAGCCACTACTAAATCCTGTCCCTGTATTCTAAATTCGCCTCCTACATTTATATTTTGACCTCCTTGCTGTCCTATCATTCCTTTTAGTTTATCTAGTGGCGCTATCACTTCTGGATTAGCTTTTGCTCCTGCATATTCGCCCATAAGTCCAAGAGTAGGAGCTGAAACTATACCTCCATTAGCAAACTTAGGAATAGCTGCAAAAGCTGACAAAACACCACCTACTGCGGTTGCTATAAATGCTGGTGTTGTTATTACTGCTGCAGGCCCTGTAGCAGCTCCAGATGCCGTAGCACCCATAATAGCTTGCGAAACTGCAGCTGATAACATCATAGCTATTAATTGAGCAATAGTACTTAGCAAACCTTTTATAAAACCTTGAAATCCATCATCTGCTAAACCTAAAGATCCAATAACATTATTTGCTAAAGATGAAAAAGCTCCAGCAACTGCATTTCCTACAGCGTGCGATTTTTCCATTAAAGATTGAAATCTATTTTCTTCTAGATCTTGAAAATTTTGATCCATATCTTTAACATTTTGGTTTATAGTTGCCCAAGATGTGGATGTGGCTAAAGGTTTTAACGGATCTTTAAAAGCTCCATCTTGTATTCCAAAACCAGAAAAATCAGCTTCAGTAGATTGACTAACAGATGTAGTAACTCCAAAGCCAGCGCCTTGACTTATATCCTTAATTAAGTTCTTAATTACATTTAATGTAGGAGGCAGGTTATTATATTGTTTTAATATATTAGAAGCATCTAAATTATTTTTAATTTCTTCTCCTGTCTTTTGAGATATTTCATCAATTTTTTTTGCTTGAGTTTCAAAAATAGAATCGAAATCAGCATCAAATCCATCTTTTAAAAATGCTGACATTAAAGCAGTCGCAGTTTCTATTCTGACCATAAACTTGTCAAATCCAGCTTGAACTCTTGCAAGTGTATTTAATAAACCTACTTTAAGATCAATTACAAAATCATTAACTACATTTCTTATTTCATTAAAATTGAAAAGCAATAAAGCTAAAGATGCGACAACTAAATAAACTGGCGATAATAAAGCGCCTACAGTAGTAATTAAAGTACCGATAGCCATTACAACTAACGGAATAGCAGCTGCTAAACCAGCTACTGTTACTATCAATGTTTGAGTTTGTTTGTCTAAACCTTTGAAAAAGTTTACTAATTTATTTCCAAATTTAACCACCTTTATAAAAGCTGGTAATATTATTTGACCAATATTTGCGCCTAATTCCTTCATTGACTCTTGGAATATTCGCATTTGGTTTGCAGCTCCATCAGAAGTTCTAGCAAAATCTCCATGAGCATTTGCTGTTTTTGACATTACAAATTGATAGCGAAGATTAACTTTCTCCGCTTGAGTCATTGCTTTTATAGTTTTTGTAATGCCTTGCTCTTGAGCAAATTGCTCTAAATTAACTTGAGTCATTACAATTCCCAGGCGCTTTAGAGATTCAGTTTCTCCAGTAAATACTCCATTTAAAGCAGTAGTAACTTCCTGGATATTCATGTTTTTAAAAGAAGCTAAATCACCAGCTAGACCTACAAGAGCTGTAGACATACTCGCAGCTTCACCCCTTGTTAATCCCATAGAAGTAGACATATCGCCAAATAAAGCAGCCATATCTAAAGCAGTTCCTTGCGCTATTCCAAACTGGCTTAAAGTTGTTTGTGCAAATTTTTTAACTTCTTTTGATGAGCTTCCAAAAGCTACATCTACCTTGTTCATAGATTCCTCAAAGTCGGAAGCCATTTTAATTGCAGCAGCGCCAGCTATTCCTATTGGAAGAGTAAGTCCTAAAGCTAGACGTTTACCTACTCCAGAAACTCTAGTACCAAATGATTTTAATTTACCAGATGCAGTATTTAAAGCTCTGTTTAGCTTACTAGCATCCCCTATAATGTCTACTCTTAATTTTTGATCTGCCATACCACAAAAATACTAAAAAAAAAGGCGTTAAAATTTAACACCCTGCTCTATAGCTTTATCTTTAAAATTATTATAATCTTTTTCTGTTCCTTTTGGTTTTTGTGCTTTGTTAAATTTATCTTGAGGTAATGGGAACAATTTTTCTGGTTTGATCATTTGCTGCTTTTTTTGACAGTTGACATTATGAATCATAGTAGATAAGTAGCGAATCCTTTCCCATTCCAAATTTTGTTTTATCATATACGATTCTCCTAAAAGCTGATTTTCTTTCCAGGTGTATATCCAAAACTTATCTGGATCTATGCCGATTTGCCCTATATAATAATCCTGTAAATCATCCCAAGTTAGAGAATCGGCTATTGCTTTCCCTGGCTATTAGATACTTTTTTTTCTTGGCGGTCAATACCCATATTTAGATCATTGCCTAAAATACGAGATTCCATCATAGCGCCTATCATTTTTTCTAGCTCATTCTGATCTATATCCTCTAGCCAGTCACCTACTTTAAATTGATTATAATCTATCTCATTACCTTGTTCCTGGTCATTCGCTAAAATTGCTGAATAAACTAAAGCTCTTATAGCAGAAATAGAAACGCCACCAGAAAACAGATCTCCTATTTTATCCAGTGGCACTTTCATAATTTCGGTAAAATTTGCCCAAAAATTCATGCTGAAATGTAGCGTTCTTTCACGCCCACCTAGCTTAGTGGTGTAATACCCCCTCCTTTTGTTTGCCATTATGTTTTATATTTTATTAAGAATTTACGCTCTTAGTGATAGCACCTGTCAAAGTTATTGATCCGCTGTAAGATACTGGAGATTCCATCTCAGCACTCATTTCAACACTAGATAGAAAACCTTCAGCAGTATAAACAGCATCGCCAGTGACAGCTGTACCGAATACACAAGTAAGTTGGGTTCTAGCTAATAAGAAATCAGCAAGATTTATAGCGTTTGCAGTATCATCATAAGCAACTAATCCATCAAAAGAGATCTCTCCACTCATAACTCCAGCGATTACTTCTTGAAAACCGCTACTGTCTTTAGTAGTAGCTTCTGGAAGATCTCCGTTTAGTGTTAATGAGCAAGATGTAGTATGTCCTAAAGTATTGCTCTCAATTTTTAGGATTAAGTTAGTTCCGTTAAATACGCCTGTCGTAGCCATTAGTTATAAATTTTATACAAATATAGTGATTATTATTTTTTTAATTTTTAGTTAAAGATTGAATATATAGCTTTCCAAATCATAAAGAAGATAACTATACCAATAAAGATAATTTTACCTTTTCCGTAATAATTTCCGCTATTCCAATTTATTATTATATAGCTTGTTATTTTTAACTTAATTAAATTTAAATATTCTTTCATAATTATTTATTTAAATGGCTACCATCACAGTAACCTTCTGGGTTATTTGTGCATCCGCACTTACATTTTACTTCTTTCATAGCTTTCCTTTTTGTGGGTTACGATTGTCATCAAAGTCCATTGCT